TAATGCTTTGGCCCTTCTTGCGCAAGTGGCAAAAGGTCCTCTCAAGTCTGCGGATGACCGCCTGCTCGATGTTGCGCTTCGGAGAGATCCGACGCGTAGAGAGTTAAGGTCCCAGCTTAAGGCCGGTGACTTAGGTAGCTTCCGTTCTATGTAAGTTTAACTCCTATTAAGGACATAAACATGGCTGCAATTGCAGATATCGTCGCCTATGATGGCGAATCGACTCCCGTTCTCCATACCTTCTATGCGGACCACGTGGAATACACCGGTAACGACCTCATCGCTCTTTGGAGTGAAAAGGTTGTCGGTGTTCCCGAGTACGCTCAAGGAACTATCCGCCTTTCTAAAAAGAAGGTGGCTAGCGGTATGGTGCGCGTGGGTCTCCGGGTCGACCTTCCTGTGATGGAAAGTGTGTCCGGGCAGAACCTCTCTGGCTACACGGCGGCCCCCAAGGTCGCTTACGTGGACTCTTCGGAACAGGTGCAGTGGGTCCATGCGCGTTCTCTGGCTCAAGGCCGGAACAACACGCGATGGATCCTGCGCAATGTGACGTGCAATGCTACCGCATCGAACACACCCATAACGAGTGGGTTCGTTTACGACGCTATTGTTCGTCTCGTGTTCCCTTCCTAACCGGGAATCCGGTGAAGAGCTAGTTGACAACCGTCAACTATGGTCGCCCGCAAGGGCAATCCTGTAATTTTTGGTTATAACCAGGAGTATACAATGCATAAAGCATGTTGGATAGCTGAGAGTTCTCCCAATGAATCACTCGACATCATCAGGGAACTCGCTCTCGCTCACGCCTTCCTTGGAGGGCGTCAAGGGTTCATTATCGCATACTTCATTGAATGTGGTGATTACCTTTCGATCTGTGAGTTTGAACTGGACTATGACACTCTTACGACCGCCGAAGCGACCAACTGTCGCCAGGCCCTCGCATTCTTTCAAAAATGCGATTACATCGTACTACCGGAGGTGGACCCCCGGGAGGTGGCAAAATCCAAGTTCTTAGAGTCTGAGCTAGCATGCCAGTCAACGAATGAGATTTTCCGTCTGCGTCGCGCAGGGCTCTTTAATTTTGAGCCCTGGGTTGACTCGGTATTTCGCCGAGCACAACATAAAATTGCACGCATTCTTGGAAGACTCCCGCACGTTCGAGACCTAAAGCTACGCTTTGGACCCGGGGCAACGACCCTTACTAAGAAGAAAAATGCTAGCGTGGTTGAAAAACTACAAGCTGGTGTTTCCTGTAGCGAATCTCTCCTTCCATATGCTGGAAAGCTGTTGGAGGAGATGCCTCAACTTTCACGTTTACACAACACCCTGCCTCCCGATCCGTACGAAAACCTGCTTCTGAAAAGACAGGAGATCGTGTCGGACATTAACGGGCTTCATCAGTCACTTGAGGGTTGCTCTAAGCAAGGGCGCTCAGAGGTGATTGAACTAATGAAGTCTTGGGAGGAGGACCTAAGCGAGCTCGATCGAGAGATCGAATTGCGCGGGTTGGTTGAAGTGGTTGAGCGCTGCCCCGTCCAGGTCATGGAGGGGGTAGTGGAATTCGTCCCGAAGAATGCGAAGACGGACCGGTCGATCGTCAAGGAGCCTAGTCTGAACACTATGATTCAGTTGGCTCTCGGCGATTTTATGGCTAGTCGTCTGCACGTGTTTGGTATTGATATTCGGAACCAAGAGATTAATAAGTCTCTTGCGAAAGAAGGATCATTAACTGGGGAACTTAGCACCCTGGACCTGTCATCTGCCTCTGATACGATTTCGGAAGAGATCGTACACGAACTTCTGCCTTTGGAGTGGGCTTTCATGCTCAACTCCTGTCGGACAGACAAGGTTCTCTTGGACGGTCAGACCGTCCGCCTTGAAAAGTTCTCTAGCATGGGAAACGGTTATACGTTTCCTTTGGAGACCCTTATCTTTTGGGCTCTGGCATCTTCAGCTGCTGAAGACGGTTTCGCCTCCGTTTACGGGGACGACATCGTCGTAGGCACACACTCTGTCAACCGCGTGATGCGTGTTCTTGAAGTGTGCGGTTTTTCGATAAACCGAAAGAAGAGCTACTGGACAGGCTCCTTTAGGGAGTCATGTGGGGGAGATTTCCTTCGTGGAATTGATATCCGGCCCTATTATCACAAGCATGTGATAACGGGAATGGAGCTCTTTAAGATGCACAACTTTTACGTTAGGCATCATAATCCTGAAATGGCGGATCGTGTGCTCGCGCACATACATCCATCTCTAAGGATCTTTGGACCGGATGGTTATGGGGATGGTCACCTTCTCGGTGATTGGAACCCGCGGCGCACGAAGCGTCAGCGAGACCACGGCTATGGAGGAGTACTTTTCGACACTTTCAAGCTCGGGGACCGGAAAGATTACCGGCCTAAGCGTAGAGGTGACGAGTGCCTACCTACATACAGCATCTACACTCGTGAGAGTGGAGAGGTTGTACCTTTGATGAGCGACGCGCACGTAAGTGCACTATCTAACGAACAACTTGCCATCGCCGCGAGGCGCCACAGGACGTTCGTATCAAAGGTTCCAGAGGGGC